GGAGTTACTTTGTCAATGATTCCTGGCTGGGGTTGGATTGCCGGATTAGCTGTTTCTGGTACGTCATCGCTTGTGTCAGGTATAGTCGCAGAAAACGTTTAAGGAGAATATATAAATGGCAAGTATTGTACAACAAAAAGATGGAACATATAGATACTCAAACAATGATAACGAAAATCCTGGAGATGGCGAAGTCTTAATAGCAAGTGGCCTTCCTAAAGCCACTGCTTTTAGCTATGTAAATGGCGCTAAAAGTGGTGATAGTAATGCAATAACTGCTATAGCAAACCTGCAAAGAGCAACACAAGAAAAACAAAAAAAAGCAGCAGCAGAAGCAGAAGCAGAAAAAAAGAAAAAAGAAGCTAATAATGCAAAACACTGGTATGGTTGGGTTGTAAAGGACGAATATAACCCAAAAGGTAAAGCTGAGATTGGTGAACGTAAGCTTAAAGATAAACCAGAGGGTGCTCAAGAGTTTCCGGATAAAGCAGCTGCTAAAGCGTGGCAGGATGAGAAACAGGCTAAGCTAAATGCATCAGGACCAGAATCGGACTACGAACATGCTATAAAAGTAGCTCAGACAGAGGTAAATGACAACGCAAAAGAACAAGAAGCTCTTGATAAAGCTATACAAGCACAACAAGAAGAACAAACTAAAGTTAAAAAGACTATTAAAGATGTATTAGGTGGCAATGCCTTTGACAAAAACAACCAAGCTCAAATACAAGCTCTAAAGGATTGGTACGATTCCGATGCTGGAACCTTTGATGGGCTAAAAACATTTCTTCAGTCATATAATGGTAATGGCTCCATGACTAATAAAGAAATGCATGACTTTTTAGTAAATAACGGTTTTCATGGTACAAAAGTAGACGCTTGGATTAATGAACATACTAATAAAGATGGAACATTTTTTGATAAGGAAAATAGTGTTGAAAAGTTAAACGAAGACAATAAGACAGCTGAGGAAAACGTTCAGAAAGGTACAGCAAAGGTTCAAGGTGAAAGAGCTGGAGTTGGTACTTTAGGAACAGGTGGAACACCAGAAGAACAGTTAAATGACTTACTTGAAGGAACCAATGGCGCAACAAAAACTGAACACCCAGACGAAGTGAAAGAAGGCTTTGACGCAACAAATAATGCAGATTATGACAATGCTCAAAAAGAGATGGATGCTCAAAAAGATGATGCTGATGGTAAAAATATTGAGAATCAAACTGTTGAAGTTGGAAATGCACAGGTTGACCCAGTACACAACCAGTTTGCAAGCGGAGGAAGCGATGGAGCATCGGATACTAAACCAGAGCAAAAGACACCACCAGAGGGTGACGATGGTGAAGCAAAAGACTTCTGGAAGAAATGGAGAGCTGGAGCTTTAAGAGCCTATCCTATGTTACAGTCTATTGGAGATGCTATCAGTAGAAATGCAAGAATGACAGCAGACAGGGCAGCTATACTAACAGGTGGACAGAGAGATACTTCAGCATATGATCCAATACAGATACAAGAGATGACACCTGAACAGAGAGTTCAGTTGGCTTTTGCGGATGCAGAAGCTGATAACTATGATACACTAAAACAAGCTATTATGGCTGGTACAATCGATATTGACAATGCAGCTCAGGCTCTTAACACTACACCAGAAAGTTTGCAAGAAAGATTCAACAGAAGTGAAAGGTCGGATGAAGCCGATGTTACTGGAAAAGAAATGTCAAATGTAGAGATAGCCCAGGGGCTTGACCAAAGCAATGAAGCTATGATTACAGCTATCGACAATCAGATTGCAGCTAACAATGAAGCTATCAGAGCATTAAGAAATCCAGATGAATCTTGGGACAACTATGCCAAAGCAGCACACGCAGTTATTGACACTGTTAGTGGAATAAAGACAGCGGGAAGCAACTATAGTAAAGTAAATGAAAAAGCTGCAAAAGCGAACATAAAAGGCGGAGTTCCAGTCGTGAGTGGAGAAGTTGGTGGACAACTTTCAAATGCTATTACTAATACAACAACAAAAAGTACAGATGTCAAAGCTCTTGCATATTTGCAGACTGCTCTTGACAATGGTCAGAAGGCTTACGATGCGACAGACAAAAACAATGAAATAGCAGCTCAGGAACTTGAAGCATGGAACGCAGAGCTTGAAGAAAAAAGAAAGTATTATGAGGGTTTGAGAAAACCTTACCGCAAGTTGCTGGGAAAGACTTCTTTAAACTACAACCCAAAAGAGGAAACACCTGAGGAAACACCTAAGGAGGAAAACACAAATGCAGACACTACAGCAGAATAACATATTTACAGTCCTTTCAGGTCACAGACCATTACAGATTGAGGTAAAGAAGCCTGCTATTGAAAAGGCACAAGAACAGACCATAAGGGATTTAGTTTTGATACAGATGCTAAGTGGCAGAATGCTAAGAGGGAGAAATAGAAAATGAGTTTAGACTTCCGACCAAAAATGGCAGAGCAACCAACTGAAGAACAACCACAAGCAGAAGCACAGTCTCCTTTCTTCAGTACTAAGGCCTCTGACCAATACACAAGCTTTATAAATATGCAAAATGTTGTTAATGCTGCTTTACAGAAACAGCAATACCAACCAAATCCAAATGATAAAACAGAACTTACAATAGCTTCTGGGGAGAAATATAATGTCTAAAGAAGACGTAAGAAAAAGAATCATAAAACTTATTCGTGAAAATGGACGCAACAACAAATATCTTCGTAATCTTATAATGTATAATGATTCACCAATATCGAGTTTGGATGACGTTGAAACAACTATAGGATTCTATAATACAAGAACAGCAAGAACTTCATTAACAAATGAAAATATTGTTTTAGGAACTATAAGTACATTAGTTGCTAAGCTTGCTGAACACGCAAGAGCACGTCCATTCATTAGTACAGTTAATGGTAGTTTCCATGATAAGCAAGTTTCTAGAGCAGTTCAACAATATTTTGATACAGAGTTTGACACACAGAATGTTTATGACACAGTAAGTGATGCTTTTAGAGACGCTTGTATTTTTGATACAGGCTATATTTTTATTGATAAAGATGAGAAAAAGATTAAAAAGCTCTATCCTTGGCAAGTTTATTTTGACAATAAAGAGAAGAAATATGGATGTCCTAAGTCATTAGTCATTGTTAAAAAACAATATCCAGTTACGTTCATTGAAGACTATAAAAAAGCAAAAACAGATTATGTTACATTATTAGAATATTGGGACACAGTAAAACATAAGAAATACACATTGATAAAAGAGGACACTGATTATTGGAAAGAAGAAGACTACAAATATGATGTTTTACCTATTCTTTTTATTAAATATGAAGAGTCTTCTTTTGGAGCAAACACATCAGTTTCAGTAGTAGACTTGCTTTATGGTTTGCAAAAAACTATAAATGAAGTCTGTATTAAAATGGGAAAGCGTATTCGTGCTTCAGCTTCTATTATAACTGTACCAACAAACGGTGGTATTAAAGAAGACAAACTCACTAATGAAGAAGTTCAAATAGTACCTTATGAGCCAGCAGTTGGTTCGTCTGCTCCTATGTCAACGTTGAATCCAGATTATAATATTGATGGATTGAGAACTGAGTTAGAAGCTCTAAAGAAAGACGCTTATGACATAGTTGGTGTAAATATGTTATCTGTTACAGGTCAGCAGACTTCAGGAATGGATGATATGTCAGGTGTGGCTATGCAGACAATGGCAAACATTGAGGCTGATAGATTCCAAACACAACTTAATAAAATCATTCGTCTTTATGTTGACATTGCAAGAAGATGTATTGACTTATTTGAAGGTCAAGTTTTACCAGATATTAAAGAAAGACTAGACACTACATGGGACGAAGTAAGAAAAACAATCAAAAAGTTTAAGGTACAGTTCTCAGCAGCGGCTAATATCTCAAAAGACCCAGCAGAAAAGTGGAAAATCATAAAAGAATGGAAGAATGAAGGCTTGATTCCAGCCAACCGTATTACAGGATTATTAGAAATACCAGACTTACAGGAAGCAGC